CGAGTCATACGGACCCAAGGATGGACGGCAATGGCTCGGCAAGGACTATCCAAAAGCCTTGCGCAAATAAATCGTCGCGGCGTTTCACGTGAAACTCAACAATCCTCTCCTTGCGCCATGTGGCGGCTTATTGCCTTCTGGTCGTGATATTCCAAATTCTGTGGTTCAACCCATCGGATCAGCCGAACTTCGACCTCGACAACACCGCACCCGCCAGCAAGGCAGGTCTTGGCCTTGCGGAGGGAATCTTCGCTCGGGAAAAGAGCTGTTCCGTCCGCGTCGGCCTCGAGTTGGTGCTGCCAATCGATGCCGTCCATGAAGCATCGAACCGTTCCGTCCGCCATCTTCCGCCTCCTGCGGCTCTAGGCGCCGCGTTGCCTGTTCAATCGCTACTGACATTCAATGATTCCAATGGCCCCGCGCTTTTGGGCGCTGAGCGGAAACACCCCTTAACCAATTGAAATCGCTAGATCCTGGTAGTGTATGCTAGTCATCGATGTTCGCGTTGCGTTTACGGTGATTTACGGCGCATCCGTTCCCGCCTTGTTCCGGCTTGCGGCACGGCCCTTCATGACCCTGGCAATCGCCTTGGTGTCGTCCCGCGAGTAGGCTTGGGTCTGGCTGACGTTGCTGTGGGTCGCGGTGCGGCGAACGTCATCCATGGCGGCAACGTCCGTCCCTTCCGTGATCGCGCCGGCCCGGCTGTCCATGTTCCAAACGTGGTTTGGAACTCCGGCCGCAGTCGCGACCTTGCGCCACTTCTCGCGGAAGTTCTTGGCTTGCCACGCCACTCCGGTCGCCTCGCAAATGATCAGCGGGCCCTTCTCGGGGAACTTGCCGGCTAGATCCAGTTCCGCCATGACCATCGGGGCCAAGCGCAGATCGACCTCGACCGGCTTCTGCCGTTTGCTGGTCATGTGGCGCAGGATCAAATTGGCGTCGATCTCTTCGCCCCGGAGACCCCGAAGCCACTTCCATTGACCGTCATGGACATCCGACAGTTCCGGCTCGCCCATCGGGACCCATTCCCCGATCACATCCTTTTGCCGCAGGGTGCACTCGAACTGGAACGCCTGGGCGAGCGCGATCGAGTGGCGGCCGAGCTCGTGGGCCTTGGCGATGATGGCGAGTGCCTGGGTCGCCGTGATGTATTCCTTCCGGGGCTTGCCCATCTTGAAGCGCAGCAGCCCGGCATCCTCGCGCAACCGCCGACATTCGGGATCTCCTCGCTTTCCGACCAAGGTGGAGCCGAACGCGAAGAGTGTGCGGAGCTGCCCGACCTTGCCATGGGCCGACGGGGTCCGGCCGTCCGAGGTCCACGCCCGCCACCAATCCTTGATCATGCGGGCGTCGATGTCCGAAAGCAGCGTGTCGCCGTAATCCCTGGCGATCAGCTTGCACCGGCTGTCGTCGTTCATCCGGCTCGCGTAGCGAAGCTCCTGATACGAGGAATCCTTGTCGGTCTGGTAGAGCCGGATCAGGCTGCCCAGCGTGCCGTCGAAGGCGTCTGCGATCACCGGGATGCCGCCGCGGCCCCAGACCAGCATTTCGGTCTGGAGGCGGGTGCATTGGTCGGAGATCAGGGCGCAGTCCGTCTCGGAGGGCCATTCCCCGACCCAGACGCGGGCGCGCTGGGGCAGGAAGCCCCGCTTGATCAGATCGGTGCGGGCGTGCCATTCGGCCACCCACCCGGATTTGCGGGGCGCCCAAACGAGGCCGGGAGCGTCTGCGACTTTCGGTCTATCGCTCATCGGAAGCTCCGGTATCGGCGAGAAGCCGTTCGACGGTGGCGAGGCGGGTCTCGATCTGATCCTGTCTGGTTTGCACGCGGTCGATGTCGTCGTGCATGGCCGCGACCTCTCCACCCGTGATGTTGACGCGCGCCATGTCGTTGATGGCGGCCTTCACCATTCGCAGGTCGCGACGCAAGTCGTGGGTTGACTCAGCTATCAGCGGAATACCGCTGACTTTTATCTCGATTATCTTAAGTTGCTCGCGGACGGGCGCGAACTCGGCCTGCAACCCGTCTATGGCCCGCAGGATGGTGCGAAAATCGTCATCGCTCATGGGATGCCTCGATGTCCTTTGGCGTGATCAGTCATGGGAAAGCTTCCGATAATAGGGGGTCACCGAGAACCCAGCGCCGCGAAGAATGGCCGGACCGGGGCGACGCCTACCGAGCAGAAAGTCAGAGAGGTAGGCGGCCGATATCCCGGCCTTTTCAGCCCACTCCTTTTGGGAGCTATGGCCGATCTGCTTCTTTACGACCGCAACAATTTCTTCATCGGTTATATAAATTGCCATGCTGCCGAATGTAATCAGCGCATACGCTTACGTCAAGCCGATTTGCGCTCGTGGGGGATAAGTCCGCTCGTCTTGTCGAACCAAGCCACGCACGCCGGCCAATATCGCCGGTCCCCAAATAGCTTTTGCTTCTGGGGAAAACCGCTGGCCCGGTTCGCGTCGAGCGCCCGGATGGCCTCCCGCGCAATCTTCTCAGGCACGCCCATGCGCCGGATCAGCTCCGCGTCCGTGACGTACAGGGTATCGCGCTCGCCGGTCTCGTCCGTCATCCGGTTAGCTCATTCCGTAAGTGCGCCCCGCTCTCGCTCGATCTCTTCCCGGACGACCTGGAACATGGTTTCGTAATGTCCATGTTTCCCTATCTGCATCAATTCGTTGTAGCGAGCCTGAATGCGGGCATTGCGCTCATTCATCTCCCGCCACCGCGCTAGTTCGTCCATCTTCATCCCCTCTGGTGCGCATTATTCCCGAATGCGCCGTGCTCCGGTGCGCTCACCTGCTGTCTGCGCCCCTGCGGCCGTCGTATGGTGAAGTGGAGTTGAGCTTGCGAATCTCCTTGCCGTAGTTCATGTCGGCCATGATCCGGTCAGCATTTGCGAAGTCGTCCAGGATAGCGTCGGTCGACTCCAACTCCCGAGCGGGCTTGGTCGGCTCCTCGCCGCTCTCCTCGATGATGCGGTAGCCCTCCAGGATCTTCTCGGTGGCGGCCTTGTCGTTGGCGGTCTTGGTGTTGATGCGCCGCACCTCGTCGTTGGTCTGGGCCAGAATGATATCGGCCACCGACTTGGCGCGGTCGAGGTTGGCCTGCGCCCTGGTCACATGCTTTTCTGCCGCAGCTACGATGGCCTGCGCCAGATCCTGCCCGCGCTTGAGGATGTCGTCGCTCTCCATCACGCCGTTTACGTGCTCGCTATTCATATGCTTCTTCTCCGTCATAGTTCCACGTTTTGAGTTTCTCCTCCAAGCGCCGCTGCCTTAGCGCGTCGGCGATCTCGATCTGCATCTGGCCGGCCCCGAATGCTTGGGCCAGCATCGCGGCGAGGTCCATGACGTCCAGCTCGTCCCGCAGGCGCTGGATGCGCCGATCCTCCACGGTCGCAGCGATCTCGTCGGGGTTGGGTGGCACCATCTCATTTGCCTCGTTTAGAGCCTCGGACGCGGATGCGTCTGGTGCTGCCGTTCTTGTTACGGATGACCCGCCAATGGGCGACCACCGTGTGGCGGCGTTTCTTGCTGGGCCGGTGTCTCGTCATGGTGGCCCGCCGGGCGGGATGCCGATGGATGGCGGTATCATCCCGGCGGTCCTGTACACTGACGGAGCGGGAAGCAACGTCAGCCTACGCGCTATTACGCAAGACGATTACTCTGACGCTTACGCACAAGCCCGGCGAGGCCGACGAGGCCGATGCCGAACAGGAAGGCCGAGGCCGGCAGCGGGGTCTGCGCCACCGCCGGTGCCGCCTCGATGAAGAACGAGTCGGGCCCGTCGTTTAGTCCAGTCATGATCGCCACGAAGCCAATCGTGTCGCCCAGGTGGACATCGTTGAGGTTGAGCAGGCTCCCGGTGATGCTGTAGTCCGGGATGCCAGTGCCGTTGTGAACCGACGGCACGTTGCCGGGCAAACCGCCAGTGAAGGAGGCCAACACGGTGTGGGTGGTGTAGTCGAGGAAGTAGAAGGCGTTGAGCGTCTGCGCCGTGTTGCTGTCGTTGACGTCGACGCCGATGCTAAAGCCGAGGCTGGTGTCACCGACACCAAGCAGATAGGCTAGAAAAGCACTTCCGATGCCGACTTGGTAGCCGTCACCGACGGTGTTGTTGGTCAGCGTATTCCTGGCTCCATTGCCTTGGTCGGAGAAGGCGGTGGCCGCCGTCAGATTGCCGCCGTTCTGGTAGTCGTTGTAGCCGAAATTGGCCGGCTGCTGCGGCTGGTTGGCACCGCAGATGACGCACGGGGCGTTCTGCGGCTGATTCCCGGCGGGCACTACGTTGCCGAGGCTTAGGCTGCCGGAGTTGGTGGTGTCCCAGGTCTGGCCACCTAGTGTGACGGTGCTGGCCGCAGCCGGCACCGCAAGCGCCGCCAGGATGGCGGACGTAGCTAGTAGTCGCTTCATTTGCTTTCCTCGTTGAAAAAGTGGTTTGATTCCCAGCCTAGTTGGTTGTTTGTTCATCGCCCTCCTTTGTGCCCATCCACCGCGTCCTGATGGCGCGCAGCCACGTAATCGATGTAGCCGCCGCCAGCAACCCATTCGCCGCACAGGCACCATTTGCCGTACCTGATGCAGCGGATGTCCAATCCGTAGAAATCGCGGAGCTGAAACAAGGTGTTCTTGTTCTTGCCGAGAAGGACCATGGGTATGACAACTCCTGGCGCGGACTGGAACAGGTCCCATATCTTGCGCAGATGGGTGCCCTCACGCGGAATGCGGTTCGTATGCCCCATGCCGTTGCCCTTCATCCGCGCCGCCGAGATCGTCCTCATCGATTACATCTCCAGGACTTCCATCCGTTCTCGCGCGTGTACCAAGTGCGTCCGCGCGGGCCGCAGACCGGATCGGCGTGTGGCTTGGGCGGCGGCGCCTCAGCAACTGCGGCCAGCGGTTCGATCAGTTCGGCGACCGGAGGCGGCGGGGGCACCGGCTTCGGCGGAGGCGGCGGCGGCTTCGGCACCGAAAGCCGATCGGACTTCACCAGCGGCTGCTCGACGAGCAACGACACCGGCGCCGGCTTGGCGGCGGATGGCTTTGCCGCATATCCGCGCAGCGACACCGTCACCAACAACACCGCGATGGCGGCGACGGTCACGGCATAGATCGCCCTCATAGCGGCAGCTCCGTGTGGGCGGCGTATTCCGCGGCTATCTCGTCCATCATGGCAATCTCGCGATTGGCCTGCTCCTGCGTCATGCGCCCCTTGGCGATGCTGTTGGGGTAGACCCTTCGCCGCCAAGCCGCCTCGCGCAGCGCGCACTTGGCCTTTTCCTCGTCGGTGAAACGCGGTTCATCGTCAGCATCAGGTTTTCTCTGCGGCATGGGCTCACCCTGTAGCTCTGGCTCGGTCGTCTTCCATTTGTCGTAGTTCGTCATGCGTAGATCGAGTTGGTTCGTATCCATTCCGGCTTTGGCAAATGCGTCCTTGAACGCAGTCATTTCGATTCCTCCGGGAACGTCGGCATTGGCGCGCCGTCGAAACCGGCTTCCCAGGCGCTTGCCTCGCGCGAATGCTCCGGGTCGCGGTATTCGGGCGGCATGCCTTTGCGCGGGCGGGCGAGCTCGCGCCAGGCCACGCCGCGCTTATAGGCAACCTCGACAACGCCACCGCGGGCGGTCGGCGCAGGGCGAGGTGGATTGGGTGTGGCCTCGCCCTGCGCCTCGCCGGCCGCCTCCGGTCCTGACTCCATGGGCGGCGGCGTAGCGCTTGCTGTCGATGCAGCCGGCGGCGCTTGCTCGATCGGCGGGAAGGTTTCTTCGACAGACGCCATGCCGTCCGCAACGCTTTTCATCATCGCAATCACCTGGGCGATGTCCGGCGCGAGCCAATCCTTGGCGGCACGGCCGATGACGCGCTCGACGCGGTTCAGCTCGACCGGGATGCGCGCGAGGCCGTCGACGACGCGTTGGCGGTAGCCGGCCAAGTCTTTGCCAATCTTATCGACCAGCGAATTGCGCGCGTGCTCGAAAGCATAGTCAGCGTAAATCTGCAGGCTGTTGACGATGCAGTTGCGGATCGCCTTCGATTGCCCGATTTGGTAGGTCTGATCGAGACTGCGATCGGCGTCCTTGGTCTTGATCGAAGTCTGCGACTTGCGCTGCCGGTAGGCGCGCTCCATCGAAAAGCCGGTCTCGATGTCGGTGAAGCGGGCGTAGAACGTCCAACTGTCGCCGTTGTCGATCTCGCGGACTTCGTTGACGTTGTTGCCGAAGATGCGCGCCACGTCATTAGCGAGCTTGATGCTCGGCCCTTCGATGTAATCAGTGCGGCCGTCCTTCGACTTGACCGGGAAGCGGTAAAACCAGTCCGTGCCGGCTGCCGCGGCGAGCGCGGAGAGCTTCTGCAATATTTTCGCGTCGTCACGGTAGACCGCGACGTGTTGCGCGCCGATGACGCGATCGGCAAGCCCGGTGGTCGGCCGCACCAGGCTGTGGCCGGACGGGATGGGCTGCTGGAGTTGGCCGCCGGCATTGGCGAATTGCGCAAGCGCGCCGCGGCGGTCTTCGATGTCGGGGTTGGTCATCTAACAAATCTCCTTTGGGTTAAGAGTGCGCGCCCGACCCAAACACTGGCGAAACAGGCCGGGCGCGCAGGCGGTCGCATTGCAGCGGACCCGAGATACTCATCGGTAACGTTGCGACCGCTTTCGGAATTCACGAGCGCGCCTCCTTGAGGATGCGAAAAACGCGATAGCTGGAGGGCTCGACAACGTACCCTTTGCGCTGTTGTTGCTTCCACGACAGCCGGCGACCGTCAGCGAGGCGGCCAAACGTCGCCTCGCCGAGTTTGCCGGTCAGTTCGGTCTTGAGGGCCTTCTCGGTCTTTTCGAGCCGGCCGAGCGCTGCCTGGGTTTCGATCAGTTCGTCGACCGCGACGAACGCGCGGTTGTCGGTCGTCAGATCGATCTCGCTGCCGTCGTCCTGCGGAAAGAGTTGCTTGATCAGCGCCTCGTCGCGCTGCGGCTCGAAGTCGGGCATGATTCCGGGATCGAGATGGTCGCGCCAGAAGGCGGCAACGTCATAGCGGATGCGATCCTCGAGGATTGGGTCAGGCTCGATGTCGAATAAGCGAAACGACCAGTCGTATTCGCCGTTTACCAGCACCGCGAGCACGGCCCACGGGCAGCGATCCGCGTTGAGCATGCGCTCGCATACGGTCTGTAGCCGGAAATGCGCCGGCGGCGACGCTGGCCCGTCGAATGGTCCGTCGGGATCTTCGAGCCATTTCTGCCGATAGACCGAGCGCGACACGACCTTGGCCTGGACGAGGCCGAAGCCTTCCCGATCGGGCGCGGTCGCGAAGCCGTCCGGTGTGCAGGCGATCCGCGCGTCGCGATCGACCACATGGATGCGGGCGCGCTGCACGTCCCATTCGGGCCGCTCGTCGGCGAGCGCCTGGAACACCGCCGATTCTCCCCAACGGCCGCGGCGCAGCACGCCGCTATCAACCATCGGCGGGCGCAGGCCCTTCTTTTCCGCGTAGAGCTCGGCCAGCGAGCCGTAAGCCGCGACGCCGCAGACGGTGGCGACTTCGCTGGCACCGATGTACTGGCGGCGGGCCTCGAGCCAGTCGTAGTCGGCGGTGATCTCGACGCGCTCGATCGGTTTCATCAGGCTCCCCGTGTGGTAGGGGAGCACATTACCAAATCGGTAATTGCCGTCAACTGTTATCTTACCAATGCGGTAAATACTATTTTTCGGTCGATGTCTCTTCCTCAAGAATTAATCGAATCAAGCGCATAGCCTTGGTGGCCGGATGCATCCATAGGCATCCTGGCCATATTCCTAACGCCTTAGCGACCTGGGCTTGTTTCAATGGATTGAGGCGGGTCGGTGATTCCTGCCATCGCCACACAGTTGTGTATGAAACCCCGAGCCGCCTAGCCAATTCATTACCGTCGACTTTTAGTTCTTCCATCCACTCGGCCAGAAATAGCGGGCCCGTAGAGCGAGCTGCCGATTGGGTTTTTCGTTTCTTTGCCATGCCGGCAATTATGCCTCCCACGACCATTGCCGGCTTTCACCAACTCGGTAAGAAAACGCTTGACGGCCAATTACCGACTCGGTAATTTTGTGCCAATGAAACAAGTACATCCCCTTCGGGCTTACCGGGAACGGCAAGACCCTCCGCTGAATCGCCGTCAGCTTGCGGACTTGTTGGGCGTATCGACTGCATCCGTATCCAGATGGGAAGCAGGCGAGCGGAAGCCGGACGAGGAAGTGCTTCTGCGGATTGTGAAAAAGACAGGCATTCCGGCGAGCGTGCTTCGACCGGATTTGGCTGAATTGTTGCGCATCCCTGCATCGCTCAACTGAGCCGACAAACTCTTTAACGAGAGGCACTGATTTTCCATGCGCAGAGCATTGCAGCGCGACGTTGGGAGTTTTCCCAATTTCCTTGGGAGGCCTAATTGACCGACGTTTCCGCATCTCTGCGCGAGTTATCGGAGCCATGGGCGCGTGGCGACAAGATCAAGGCGGCGATCGCCAGAGCGGCCCGTGCCGCCGGCCTTTCGTACTGGCGCGCATTCGACATTTGGTACGGCAAGGCCCGCCGGATCGAGCCAGCCGAAGCCGCCCGCATCGCAGCCGCGCTCCAGCGCAAATCCGATGAGCACGCCCGCAATGAACTTCATGAACTCCGCACGCGGCTCCTCCGGCTCGAGTCCCTACTCATTCAGACGGACCCGGACTTTCATCGCCCGACTATTGATCAAACTCGGGAAGCGCTGCGCGACATGGGCCGTAGTGATCGCGCCCTGGCTCGGAAACGATGAAGACCTGCATCGACGATGAGAGCGCGACATGGATTGCCCGACGTGCCCGCGCTGCCACCAACCGATCCGCCGTGAGCGGTTCGGCGTCTATCTGCCTGAGCTCAAGGGCCGCATCGTCGACGCGATCGCGGCGGCCGGCGACATCGGGATCGGCGTCGACGACCTGATCGCGACCGTCTGGGGCACGGGCGGCAGCAACCGCAACACCGTCAAGTCGCACATCCAGCAACTCAACGAGCTGCTCGCTGGCAGCGGCGTGCGGATAAGCCGCGAGGGCTGCCGGTACCAGCCGGGGCATTACGTCATCACGCGCAGCAAGAGGGCAGCGGCATGAGAAAACAAGCAAAGCTGCTCGCGAATTTCCTTGGCGCGACCAAGGAACTCACGAGCGAATACGCCGAACTGGCTGGCATTACGCCGAAAGAATTAGAACAAATAGGAAATGCTGTAACGAAAATCAAAAGCGCCGACGAACGTAAAGCACTTGCGAAGATGCTGGCCGCGAAAGGCCTAACCACTCGCCAGATTGCAGACCTGACGGGCTGGTCGCATGAGACGATTGCCGCTGATCTACGCCCTCGTCAGAAATCTGACGAAAACCGTCAGAAGTCTGACAGCACGAGCGCCGGCTCTCCCACCGCTCGTGCCCGCAATGATGAGCGAGCGGCAGAAGTCGCGGCGGAGGTCGAGGGCGAGGGAGTGACACCGGAACCGCAGGAAAAATACCGCATCATCTATGCCGATCCGCCCTGGTCTTATGGCGACACGACTCTGGTGCCGCATCGGATGGGGTTGCCGGCTGGCGATGCGCGCGAGCACTACCCGACAATGGAGCTTTCCGCAATCTGCGCGTTGCCCGTCAACCATTGGGTAGAAGACAATGCGGTGCTTTTCCTCTGGGCGACGTCGCCGATGCTGCAGGAAGCACTCCAGGTCGTGAATGCCTGGGGCTTCGAATACAAGGCGTCATTCGTGTGGGACAAGATCAAGCACAACATGGGGCACTACAATTCGGTGCGCCACGAGGTGCTTTTGGTCTGCACGCGCGGCTCCTGCCAGCCAGACAAGCAACAGCTCTTCGACAGCGTGCAGAGCATCGAGCGCAGCGACAAGCATAGCCAGAAGCCAGTCGAATTCTACGACATCATCGAGACGCTCTACACGCATGGCCGAAAGCTCGAAATGTTTACGCGCCGCAAACGTGACGGATGGGACGTCTACGGTCATGTGGCCGAATTGAACGACGAGGCCGCGGAATGAAGCTCGCGACTCTTAGTAAGCGTGGCACGGATATTGTTGCTGCGGGCTTGAAGCTCTCGCGGCGGTTCACTCGTGCCGATCTTGCCGAGGAATATGGAAGGGCTCGGCTCGCTCGCGATGGCCAATTGCCGCAACATTGGAAGCAGGGCATCAGCAACGAGTTGCAGCGGCTCGGCAGCGGCTTCTCGCGATTTCACCAGGAGGGGCGGCGGGTTGATCTAATAACGCGCGTCGGATCTGGTAAGTATTGTTTCCGTGATGAAGTCAGGCCGAAGCTAATCCAAGCCGCAAACGAACGCGCAAATCTATTCACATGTCAGAACGTGCTCGTTCTACCGATCGAGGCCGATGATGTTGCCGGCGAGCCGACGAGCCATTCGATCGGCGTCTACGCGCACCAGAAGATCATGGCACTGATGCAAAGCAGAGATTACGAAACGAAGGACACATCAACTGGTCGTTCATACGATTTCACCTTCTGTGGCCGCAACCGTTTTCATTCGCCACAAATCATGGAATGCAAAGGAACACGTCTAGCCGATGGGGATTTTTCTGTGACGCCAAACGAGGTGACCGTGATGGCTCTCAACCCAACAAATTATTGGTTGGGTGTTGTTTATTCCATCGATATTACGAATGGGATTGCATCCGGGGGAACAGCATTCATCACATCACCACTAGTCCTTGCCAAATGGCAGTTCACGAAAACCTTCCGATTACGGCGCATGCCCGATGCGCGGGAACAAGAGATTGGACAAGGGCGATTGCTATGAGCGACGACAAATGGCAACCATAAAAAAGGGAATCCTGGTTCCTGCCCCGCAATGGTGGAAGCACCTGCGCAAGTGGAAGCGCGTGTTCTGGAAGCGTCATCGCAAGGCCGAGCGGAACGAGGCGCGCTCATGACCAAGCTCGGCAAGCGGCTGATCAAGGCCGCAGATGAAGCTCTCGTCATCGCACGCGGCGAAGCCAGCGCGCGGCAACTCAATCTGTTCCGTGGCAAGCGTCAGCGCGGCGAGCGGGTCGACGTCTCGCCGTCTGAATTCCAACTGCAATGCGAGGTGGCGGATCTGCTGCGGCGCTGCGCCAAACCGACGTGGCTGTGGACCCACCTTCCTTTCGGCGAGGCGCGGCCGGCGGAATTCCGCAACGGGGTGCGGGTGAGTTACGCGGGCGAGCGGCTGAAGCGGATGGGCGTGCGGCCGGGGTGGCCGGATTTCATTTTCCTGGCGCCGAAGGACGCTGATCATCCGGTCCACTTCCTCGAGCTCAAGCGCAAGCGCGGGCGCATGTCGGAGCATCAGGCCGGCTTCGCGCTGTGGTGCATGCTCAACGGCATTCCGCACGCCGTCGTGGACAACGTCGCGGCTGCCGTCGCGGTGCTCGAGCGGTGGGACGTGTGGCGCCTCAAGCCGGAGGTGCAATGATGTTTAAGCCACCAGAACCGATCGAAGACGGCAACGGCGCCAAGGAAGCGTTGCAGCGATATTTTGCCTCGCATTTTGACACGGCCGAAGACACCGATGACGCCGTGACGCACCTGTTGGCATGGCTGTGGGACCAGGGGTTTGTTGTTGTTCCATTGTCCGATGAGCGAGCTTTGGAAACGTTGAAAAAGCTGTTTCGCGCCGGGAGGGACTTAATTCCCGGGGCAAAAAGATGAGGCGCAACCAGTGTCGAAGAAACCCAGTCTCGAGAAGCCGGCCCGGAAGGATGTGGGGACAAGTCCCTCGGCGAGCGCGGTCAATGAGGCGGTCCACGTCGCCTTCAATCAAAAGGGCACCCCCGACGCGATCGACATCATCGCGGACCAGAGCGGCGAGGAACTGCGGTCGCTTGGGGATAAGCTGCGCCTGCAGCGCGGCATCCTGGCCGAGCGGCGGGCGCAGGTGCAGCACGTCGTCAACGCGCTCGATGCGCAGATCGAGGTTCTGGATCGCGCGGTTGCCCTGATCGAGGCCAACTGACCGTGGGCTGGAGACGCTATGTCGGGCCGGCAAAAAGTGGCACCGATCCTGGTCCTGCGCGCGCGGGCGGAAGCGCGCGCCCTGCTCTACGGCTGCAATGAATTCGACTACGGCGCGGCGACCGATCCGCTGCTGCAATACGCGTTCAAGGCCGGGCTCATCGACCTGCTGGGCATCTCGGCCTGCGAGGCCATCATCTGCAATCCGTTCGCTAGGTATTTCCCCGTATGACCATCGAGGACCGCTTCCGGGAAGGCTTGGCGAACTGGCGGGCGGTGCTGGCCAGCCTGGGCGAGGGCGACATCGAGGCCTGCGCCAAGGCGTTCGACGAGGCCGCCAAGGATGCCGCCGGCTACGTCGCGGGCGGGCTCCCCATGGCCACCGCAATCGATGCCCTCTACGAGATGGCGCAGGCCCACGGGCTGGTCGCTGCGTTGGGCGAGGACGGGCTGCAGACCCGGATCGCGGCCGCCTTCGCCGAGGTCCCGCGGCCGCCCGGGATGCCACCCAACGGACCCGCCGCGGGGAGCAATGGCCCGGCCGGCCCCGCCCACAAGCCCAACGGGCCGGTGGCGACCGATCTGCCGGTGGTGTTCCCGTTTCCGATCGACGGCACGAAGCTGCCGCGGCGGCCGTGGCTGGTGCCGGGCCTGCTGCTGCGGCGCCAGGTCACCCTGATGGTGGCGCCGCCGGGCAGCGGCAAGAGCCTGCTGACGCTGCAACTGGCGATGCTGTGCGTGTCCGGAATGACCAGCTGGGCGGGCTGGCGGCCGCGCGGCCGCTACCGGGTGCTGATCATCAATGTCGAGGAGGACGCGGAGGAAATGAGCCGGCGGCTGTGCGCCGCGGCGGAGGTGATGGGGTTGGACCAGGTGGATTTGCAGGGCCGTGTGGTGCTGGCGAAGGCGGCGTCGATCGTGGTCGCCATCGCCGACAGCCGCACCAAGACCGTCACCGCGACACCGATGCTGGAGCGGGTCGTGCGCGCGCTGATGACCCTGCAGATCGACATCGTGGTGGTCGACCCGTTTGCGGAGACGTTCGCCGGCGACGAGAACTCCAATTCCGAATTGAAGTGGGCGGCAGTGCTGTGGCGGGAGGTGGCGCGGCGCACCAACGCGGCCGTGATGCTGGTCCACCACACCAAGAAATACGCGCAGAACATGGCCGGCGATCCCGACGCCAGCCGCGGCGGCGGTTCCCTGGCCGGGGTGGCGCGCATCGTCGCCACGCTGTTCCCGATGACACGCGAGGAGGCGACCGCCTTCGAGATCGATCCCGACACCCACAATCACTACCTGCGCTTCGACGACGCCAAGGCCAATCTCAGCCTGATGAGCGCGGCCGCCCGCTGGTTCCAGAAACAGTCCCGCACCCTCAACAATGCCGGCGATGGCGAGCCGGCCGACGAGGTCGGCGTGCTGGTGCCATTCCTGCCCCCCAACATCTTCGACGCCATGACCACCGACGTGGCCAAGGCCATCCTCGACGAGCTCGAGGCCGGCGGCAAAGACGACGATGGCGGGTCGACCGGCGAGCCCTTCACGCTGCGCAAGACCAAGCGTTGGGCGGTCCCGGTGCTGCAGCAATACCTGCAATGCTCCGAACAGGATGGCCGCAAGATCCTCGACAAATGGATCAAGAACGGCGTGCTGGAGGAGGCGGATACCTACGTCAAGTCAGCAAAAAAGCGGCGCGTCGGCCTACACGTCAAGGCGAGGCCGGGCGACCTGATCGAGGTGGGCGTATGACAACCCCGGAGCATAATGGAGCGCAATTAATTATGCTCCATTACGCTCCATTACGCTCCGCTCTCCATTTTTTATGCACGAAATGTTCGACAGGATCCCACCCGAGGTCACCGGATTGCAACCGATCGAGGTGAAAATGCATTCTTCAGTTGTGGGCAAAAACACCGCCGTAGTTTTGATTTTGAAATCGGCGGTCAAATAGCGGGTGGGGCCAAATTCGGCGGCGAAACACCCGCGCTTTTTTTCCTCGTATTCCCCTACGGGAAAATCGGCGAAAAGGCGGCGCCGCATTTTTCCGCCGCCGTTTCACTAAGGCGAAAAAAGTGCGGCGGGCCGTGCCAGGGGGAATACGAGGAAAATAACCGCGCAAGCGCCCCAACCAATCCAGTTGTATTTTGTGCAGTGCAGCATAAGGGTTTTCGGGGGCCAGATATGAAAAGGGCACTGAGATAGACGATCGAGGGGGGTGGCCTGGCCAGCGTCCCCCCGGGGCGGCGGGGGGTGTACCGGGGCGGCGGCGATCGGGATCGAGCTGGAAGGAAAGCGCAGCTCTCCGCAACAAAATTGCGCGTGGGGGTGCGAGGATGTTCGTTGGCGCGAGCTGTGCTACCATAGGCGCAGCCGAGCGGCGTTGAAGGCGCCGCCCGGCCACTTGGCAAAGCAACCTGGATTGGAGGTCACCATGCCCATCGATGATATTGGACCGAATTCGTTATCAGAAGCCTTCATCGTCCGGCATTCGGACGGCTCGACGGAAGGCCGGCATCCGGACGACCTGGCGCTTGAAGTCCTAGGGCAAGCGCATCAAAAACGCTCGATCATGGCAGTTATCCGGGCGAAATGCCTAGACTGCTGCTGCTACCAGCAATCCGAGGTCCGGCGCTGCACGGCTGTCCACTGCCCGTTATGGCCGTATAGGATGGGGACAAATCCATTTCACGGCGCCCGGGGCAAGGAAGTAGCCCCCGGAGCATTCATCCGAAAAACTCCTGTTAAAGACGGGGGAGATTGAACCTCGCCGCAGTCGTAGACGGTCCGGAACCATACTCCAAACCTCGATCCCAGCGCACCCCACTACCACAACGTAATGATATCAGCGGCTTAGGTGCTCGCGGCCCTCACGCGTGCAGTGCGCACCGCGCGGATTGTCCTTCGCCAAGGCGGAACGGACTTTTGCTCATATTAAGCAAATCCCTCCTCCGTAGCCCACCCGGAACCACGGACTTTTCCCGGCCCGCCGGCGCGATGGCACAAATCGAGAGCGGCCCTACGCAACAATCTTTCTTGTTCGTGTGCGGAAATGTGCGGATCTTTCCGGTTAATCTGGGATATAATCTGATCATGACATGGAATGGGAAGATGCTTCCTTTGCCGCCGGCTTCCTTGCTGCGAATTCTATTCGACTATGACAAGGAAACCGGCTTGCTCACCTGGAGAATCCGCGGGCCTCGCATTCGGCCTGGCATGGAAGCTGGGTGGCGTAGCAAGCGTTGGGGCTATCGCAGCGTTACAATTGAATATGAGGAATATCGCGTACATCGCATCATCTGGAAAATGGTAACCGGGCGCGACCCTGATCCTGAACTAGATCACATCAACCGGATTCGTGATGACAATCGATGGAGTAACCTACGAGAGTGTAATCATTCACAGAACTGTGTGAATAAATCCGCTCATGGCTACATTGGGCAGCCCCGCGCGAGTGGCAAATTCGCAGCGCGTCCAAAATGACGAAATGTGCGGATATGTGCCAATCTTTACGGTTGTGCATTTGTGTTTGTTTGATAGATTGTTGATTGCAAGCCCGAATGGCTCGGGCGCAAAGCGAGGATCAGGACAATGCGCTTTAGGATAGCTTTTTGTTACCACGGCCGGGACTACCATGAAGGTTACATGCTGGCACCGCGAGGATGCTCATCGAGCTTTGATGCCGAGCAATGGTTTCTCGTCAACTACTGCAGCAAGGGTTTGCTCTACACTCTCGCATGCGCTTGCGAGGTGCAATCATGATCAGCAAGGCCCGCACCATTCAATGTTCTGACAATGGCGATGATTTCACGGTTGATGTCCTCTTCGAGGATGACAGCTTGGAAGCGGACAGCCATTTCTCTGGCAAAGGCCGCAGGGTCAAAGCGGAGCGTCGCGCAGAGGTGCTCGCCAAGCTTCACGGCTGCGACTGGGTCACCAACTACTGAACAGGTCGAAACGGCCCCAGGGCCGTCTGGCGGTTAGGCCGTCACTGACGAGACCAGACGAACGAACCAGGGCGCTTTGGCGAGTGTCCGACAACATAGCGAGGACGAAGACTATGATTAATCAAGAAGACAAATTTGATGATGCTTGCGACGATGCAACACATGCTGTCATAGCGGCATTTGAATGGCTGCCGCTATTGCCAAAAGACGAAAAATTATCGGCTCTTATGTATCGAATAAACGACGCCATTACCGCAATTATGGCGGATTTCAAATAACGGATTGATTGCAGCGCATGCCGCTCCATGGGGGCGGCATGGTCGGCGATCATGCCGGGACATCTTGGCGGATGTCCAACAACATAAGCGAGGACGAACGATGACTACCTTAACGAAGCTCGACATTACTGCATTGCGCAAGTGCGACGACATTTGCGTGCATCTGAACAGCAAGAGCCCGGACGGCCTGGTGCGCGCGATCAAGCGCAAGGGTTATGGCAACCCCGATCCGTTTGCGACGGACATAGAGCACAATGTCACGGCTAAGGTGGAGATTGATACCTCGCGCGGGCGCGAAGCGATGAAAGCCGGCGACGTGCAATGCTTTGCGATGATCGGTGTCTATCACTCGCAGCATACTAGCGCGTCGTGCATCCTCAAGACATTGCGCGCCGATGACGAGATCACATTCCGATTTTATCCGGACGCCCACACGAACGGATATGTCGCGATGGGCGGGTTACATGCCGATGCGCTCTACTTGGACGTTCGGCGCGAGGGCAAGGTCATTGCGCGCTGGGAACTGGATATATCGATCACGCCGGCCAATTCCGCTCGCATGTGTCGCGGGGTTCCAAATGCTGAGAGCTATGCGCGCGATGCCAGCGAAGCACGGCAGGTAGCGTAAGGCGTGATTGCAGTTGATGGGCGCTCCATTGCGGGCGCCTATCGGCGGCAATCAAGCCGGCCCTCTTTGGCGAGAGGGAAACACAGCGAGGACGAAGAACCATGTCTGCTTTCGTAGTCTCCCACGACCATATCGACGCGCTGCTTTCGTTTGCTAAGGACAAGCGGATGAAAGACCAGCTCGGCTATTTTATCCAGCCTAGCAAGGCTGGATTGTTTGATTGGACCGACATCGGCCGCGTTCTACTAGCGGAGAACGAGCGCTCGGTCTGCCATCGTTACCCGGATTGTGGGCCTGGCAACATGCCGGGCAAGATCGGTGAGGACGCGAGCGCCTATGCGTTCCGGTATTTCGAGCCGTTCGTCCACATGCAGCACACGAAGCGCTGCGTTTGGGTAATCAAGAATTGCGATTGCTTCGACTATCAGGCTTGCGAGACCGACGATTATAGGCAGACGGTCGCGCACCGGATAATTGCGGCAATCCGCGCGGCGGCAATCCGCGGCTTGCCCGATTACGAGACCGCGCCCTGGGGGATAGATCGCGGTCGATCGGCGGCATAAGGACGAAACCGGGCACTTTGTTGTGCCCGGTCGCGCCGTGATGCGGCGCCTGACGAGTCCAGATGACCCAGCTCAATGCGAGGACGAGGACAATGCCTAGCAAATCTGAATTGAAGCACATAGACCGCGCGCACGACAAAGTAACCAAGCTCGATCGAATCATTGCGCTGGCGCAGCAAGACGCGGACCGCACCGGCAAGACGCTACTGATATTCAATCTCAACCCCTACTCGCCGCTGTACGTCATCCGCAATTTTACGGTTGCCGGCGCCAACAGCCGCGAGCTTGTGCGCGTGGTGACGCCGGGAGGTGTGTCATGATGGTAAAGATTTACGATTACGACAACAACGACAACGAAACATTGCGCGGTCAATGTGATTTGCGCGACTGCTTCCCAGACGCTGCAGAGCATCGTGACCCTGAATACTTCCATGCTCTTTCTGAGTTGACCAAGGCCGGCCGCTATTGGGTTGGCGGTGGCGCCGGGCCGCTTGTGCTGTTGATGGCGGTGCGATCATGAAAACAGATCAAGGCCCACCGACGCAGGCCGAGGTTGAGGCCATCTCGCGCGAGCTGACCGAGGCGCACCCGGGACGCTCTTCCACCACCGCCGACCTATGCCACCGCGCCGCTGTCATGATCGCGCGGCTCGAGCGGGCCTGGCTGGAGGCTCGCGACCACAAGGACGAAACGGGGAACTGATCTCCCCGTCCTGCCGTGACGCGGCAGCTGATGAGTCCAGTAGACCCAACCGCCGCATGGCGCGGCACATAGCAAGGACCAACGAACATGATGAAACGATTATTGCTTGCAAGCACGCTGCTGTTGCCTGTTGCGGCGCATGCGACCCCGCTGGACCAGGCGAACACGCTCGCCTTTATAAAGGAGGCAATGGCAACTTGTCTGGCGGGAATGAACAACAACAACGCTTATTGCAGTTGTTACGTCCTCGCCGCCGCCAACCGGAGCACGATGGAGGACGGCACATACTTCATCGCAAACGGAAAACTTCCGGCCGATTACGTCGAGCGCGTTGCCAAGCCATCAATAGCGGATTGCCTGAAGCCACCCGTATCCGACAAAAATTGGTGGCAAGTCTGGTAAACGGCGGGGCGGGCCGGCGGGATTGGCGTCCCGGCCGGCCCTATCCTTCCGCGGGCTAGGCTGCCGCGAGGACCGAAGCAGCCGGCCCGGCGGACGGAATGATTAAACATTAACAGAGGCCGCCGCTCTTGCGCCATATGGCGCTGTGCGCAATATTACCGGAACCGGGGCGGCCTTGGCGGGCGCCCGCAACAAGCGAGGACGATAAAACAATGACTGATGATGTCCTGGACTTCTTGCGCGAACGATTTGCGCGTGTGGATAGGCGATTCGACGACATTGAAAAACGGATGGACAGCATCGAACACAATGTGCGCGAGCTTTCCTATGGACAGACGGTGCTGACCGAGATGGTGTTGCGGCTCGCCCGCGACATGGTGCAGATGAAGGACATGCTGGGCCGCCTGGACAACCGGCTCGCGCGCTTGGAGACGGCGACGGCGCCTTGAAGGACGAAACCGGCGGCTACTAGGCCTTGCCGGTCGCACCGTGAATGCGGTGCCTGACGAGTCCAGTTCCGACTCTAACGAACGCCGCATTGGCGCGGCGCACAAGCGAGGACGAAACCATGAGAACTATCCTTACCGTGCTGTCGATTGTTGCTGGTCTTGCTGCGGCTACGGCGCCGGCGCACGCCGATTGCCGCTGGGAATGGAACGGCAATGGCTGGCAGCAAATCTGCCGCTGATTGACGTTTCGCCTCCGCGCATCCTCCGGGGTGCGCGGCACGAAACGCCAAGGAGCACTAACTCGAATGACCGTCATGATGGCAAAGCTCTACGCTGCATTGCGGGCCGGCAACGTGCCGGACGAGATAGCGCGCGCCGCTGCCGAAGAGGCCGCCGGCTATGAAAACCGGGCCGGCAAGATCGAAACTGATCTGACGGTCTTGAAATGGATGGTCGGCACCAACATGGCGATGACAAGCGCAATCCTGTTCAAGATGTTTGCTTGAAAGTGCCCAGAGGACCAAATGCCAGACATCGATCCAATTGACGCGCGCGAGCAGACCGTTCGCATCGACAAGATGCTGACGGAGATCCATCGCAACTTTGCCGAATCGGATCGCCGACACCAGGAAATGCGCCATGCGCCGTGGCAAGTTCGGGACTATGTCCCCGCATTTGCCGGCATGACCGCAGGCGCCGCGCTGTTGGCGGCCGGCGTCGCGCTCGGCGCCACAATCGTAAAACTGTTTGGGTGACCGAAATGAAATACGAGGACGACCTCTCGGAAGTTGAACTCTTTGAATTAGAGCTCTCGCAAGCGTATGCGGCAGAAGAGCATGAACGCAACCGCACCAATCTGTATGCAGTTCTCACCGTGCTTCTGCTGCTCTTGTCGCCGCTCTTGCTGTGGGCATGGCCCGTTATTGCACCGATTGCATTTGTCGGCTGCATGATCGCGTCATCGCGAAGAACCTCGATCAAATGACCGCCGAAATCGAGCGGCTGCGCGCCGAACGCGATGACCTGATGAAGGCCAACGCGCTGTTGCACGCGCTGATCGGCAACCGCGAGGCCGAGATCGAACGGCTTAAGACTGACAAAGACGTGCTCCACTACTCGCAGGAGCGCAATGCCGCTTACGAGCGTGATATTGCTGCGCTGGAGGCCGAGATCGAACGGCTGCGGATCGACTTGGCCACCTATAGCAAAGAAACAGAGGCGACCGAAAACCGCATTATCGATGCGGAGTTCAAAGCACAAGAGTTGAAGGCCGAGATCAGGCAGCTGTGGGCGGTGATCAAGGGCTTCGTAAAATACACCCTTGAGCAGAAATCCCCACCCTAGACTTACTTCTCCCGGCGCAGGAATGCCGGTATGTCCGGCAGCTCGAACGGAGCGACAGCCGCCTTGGAGGGCTTCGCGGCTGGCTCGGGTGGCAGTTGCGGCCTCGGCTTCTCGGCTGGCGCCATGGCCACCGGGGTGACCTGGGTGACCGGGATGTTGAGCGGATTGGGATTGCGAACCGGGCTCCCCCGCTTGTGCTGCGGTATGACTACCGGCGCCTCGGGGTTAAGTTCGTTATGCCGGCCGACCCAATTGCGGATCGTCTGCTTCGGTATCCCGAATTGATCCGCAAGCTCGGCCGGATGCTTCCCGGAGCGGACCAATTCCACGACTTGCCGCTTGAATGCCGGCCAGCCGATCTTCGGCCGCCGCACCTGCCGCACCCCCAGCTCGGCCCGTCTTTTCTCGTCGGCGGTCGGCGGCTTCTTGTGCCGGGCATCGCGGCAGAAGCCATGCACCTGCTCGCGGTAGCCGCCCGCCGTTATGCCGTGGATGCGGTGCGACGACCACCCGAGCTCGATCATGATCTTGGTCAGCCGCTGGTAGTGCTCGTTCTTGCGCTTGCCCATCGGCACCTTGAGGATGTCGAGCAACGACTGCGCCGTGACCCGCTCGATCCCGTCATGATCGACCACCCCCTTGGCCCGCTCGAGGATCGGCACCCAGACGTCGGCGTTGCGGTTCTCCAGCCGCACCTTCTCGGAATCAAGCCGCTCCAGCCACGACAACGGAAAGTTCGGGACTAGGTCGTCGCCTTGCTGTGCATCGCTCATTAGTCACAACCTGAATAGTTGATGCCATTTGTCGCGGTGCTCATCCCCCGGCGCGGGCTCGACGCGTTCGTTCGAGCCCGCTGTGCCCCACGTCGCTAGATAACGGTCCAGCTCGGACGGCGGGATAACCAAAACATTGTTGTAGGGAACCGCGCGGATTTCGCCGTTTCTGACCGCGTTGCGGATCCCGCTCGACGTCTGATCTACCTCGCGGGCGAACTGAGAGATCGTGTAGCCGGGCCGCCGGGGGGGCCGACGTTTGCGCGGTCGCATTGCCGCCTCCTCGCTCAGTTAGCCGTTGACTCAGGTCCACCCAGCCGCCGATACCTGCCGCTCAACGGGCCGCTTGCGTGGCACCAGTCGGCGGGCATATTCTTGCACAAGGTTCCTATTCTGGGCCACCAAACACACATATTGCAAGCAATCGACCACGTGCGAGTAGCCCTCGGCGTCGAACTTCTCCGGGATTGCCCGCAAGCTCCCTTCCCGGTGGCGCTTGAAACGATAGCCGCCGCTCATGGCGCGGACCAGCATAGGGCAGCCGCGCCCGTTGATCACCAGCGATGGGCCGCCATTGGTTTGCCGCCCAAGCATAGTCTCCACAGCGCGCAACCGAGCGTCAATGTCGTTGGTGGGAGCCGGAAAAGCCGGCAAACCCATGCGCTTCAAGGCATCAAAGCTGGTTTCTTCCGCGATGGTTCCCTTGGCCACACCCGCCGGATCGCCAACAATCATCACCTTCGCGCCGGCAAACTTGTTGCTGAACAGTCGTGGCCGTATTCTTTCCTCGACCTGCTTTTCCAGGCCGATATTGATTGCCGGAATTTCCTCGTGAACCAGCAGCCGCCCCTGATGATCGACCTGGCAGACCAGGCTCCAAGGATTGCGTCCGAAGTCTATCCCTACAAGGAGGCTGTAACCTGGTATGCAAAAAGTATCGTCCACCACGTGGAAAGAAGTCCGGAACGTCGCCTTGAACACCGCCTCCCCGCTGGGGTCATCGGCATATTCGGCATAGACGTAGCGCCGAACCCAAGGGTGGTCGGAGCCGTAAAGCTCGAGGAACCGCTCGTAATACCTGCGCCCCTGCGCCAGCCGGTCGGGATGGTTGATCGGTAGCTTCGACGTCTCCTCGGTCTGCAGCAAATGATTTAGATTTTCCGCGTTGGGCGCCATCCCGGACGGTTGGCGGAAAATCTGAAAGTCCGCCGGCGGATCAACCATCAACTTGTGCCAATCTGTCAGAAGCTGCGGCATGTTGGTGTCAGCAATTATTCCATAGAAGGTCGGTGAACCTCGGTTGCCGGAAGGATAGCGCCCGATGCGTCCGGAGATTGGGGCAATCACATTAACATCGCACTCAATTGCTTCGCTGATCCAACACATCGTGAGCTGCATGCTGAGCAGTCGCGCCTGGTCTGCCGCATCTTCCAGCGGGATCAAAATCCACTCGCTCTTTACGTCGCCGAAGTCCAGGTAGAACGTGTTCTCGCTCACCTTAAATTCCCCAAGCCCCGCCAACCAGGTCACGCAATCCTTGAGTACAGTATCTTTGAGCTGTCGAAGCGTCTGTCTCACTATAGCGACGCGAGAATACCGACACCCGTCCGGGGCCTTGGCTTGCGCCATGCATCGGCGCAGCAGTTCTATGACGCAAGCGGTCGTCTTTCCACTGCCCACAGGGCCGGCGGCGATACGGCCGAAAGCGTTGGACTTCATGAACCGGGAGAGCGTCGGCGGCGCCATGTAGGTCAGGCTCATTGCATCGTTCCGTGAAACTGGAAACCTGCTGGCACGAAGAAACACGTTGCCTGGTCCAGTACCCAGCCTTCCGGTACTGCGCGGCCTTCGCCGACGACCTCATATAGCGGAATGCCGCCGATGGCTTTGATGGCCTCTACCCGGCGCATTTCATACGCCAGAATTTCAGCAATCGCTTCGACAGTCAGGTCCAAGCTCATTCCTTGCCGATGCCGGGGAACTTGGCCTTCACCTTGGCCCGCACCCTGGCCTTCTGCGCGCTCGAGCCGTGCTTACTGACCATCGCCAAGGCTAGCCTGGCGTGATTTTTGTCGGGCACCGGATAGCTGCCGCTGCCCTTACCCTGCGGGCCTTCGCCCTTGCCAGGTAGCGCGAACGAGCTCGAGGGCAGTTTCTTCCGATCGCCTGCGGTCAACTTGGCCATCTAGTCCTCCTCCTGCCTCGGGGTTTTCCGCGGCCGCCCGGGCCCGCGCTTCACCACCACCTCGGCGGCAGGCTCGGCGGCAATCAGGTCGATGTCCTTGGGGCCCATCCTCTCGATCGGCTTGTCGTACTTCTCGACCACCGGCTTGCCCTCGCCGTCCTCGCCAAGATTTATGGTAATGACGAATCTTTCGTTGCTCTTGGCCTCCTTGGGGTCGCCCCCCAGCCCCGCATTGCGCGAAAACAGCTTGGCCACCTCGGTCGCCGCCGACAGCGACTCGTCGCTCATCATCCGCGCGCCCAGCCGCGGCAGCGCCTGCTCCAGATAAGCCGCGCTTGTCAGCTTGATCCGCTCGTTGGTGGACAGCGCCGAATTCCATTCCAGCGTGAACTGCTCGAACGCGCGCTTGTAGTACGGAAGTTTGGATATCTCGTAGAAATCCTCCGGACCAATGCCGTAGTCCGCGAAGATCACTTCCGCCTTGCGGATCGCCATCGCCATCTCCATGGCGAGCTTTGCAAGCGCAGTTTCGTCTAAATTTTGATCGGGCGGCTCAGTGGGCTCGGACATCCGCGCACCCTATAACATTTCCCGCCAATAGGGTAGCATGGCGCCCATGGCAACCAACCCACTCGGCCAGCAAGGCGTTCTAAGTGTCGTGCCGCCAGCGGCGCTTGAGGCTCACCTACAAGCTCAGCAACTTGCTCGCGCTCAAGCCGCTGCACCGCCAGAACCAGCGCCGCCAGCTTTAGTTGGTTGGGTACGTTCACAATTCGAAATCTTCCGCAACCACCGCAATACCGCCGCCGGCTGGTCCAATCGCTTGCTCGAGGCGTTGCGCACCTTCAACGGCCAATATTCGCCAACCAAGTTCCAGGAGGTCAAGAAGTTTGGGGGCTCGGAGGTTTTTGCGCGTTTGTCCGCCCAGAAGTGCCGCGCCGCCTCCTCGCTCCTGCGCGATATCTATCTCGGCTCCGACCGGCCCTGGTCGATTCGCCCGCCGGCCGATCCCGACGTGCCACCCGATATCGTCCAGAAGATCGATGCGCTCATGGCCCACGAGCAGCAGATGATCATGCAGACGACCGGCCAGGCCCCGTCCCCGCAGGACGTCCAGATGCGCCGCACCGCCCTCATGGAGTCGGCCTCCGACGCCGCCAAGAAGAAAGCCGCCGACCAGGCCCAGGTCGCCGAGGACAGGATCGAGGAGATCCTGCGCGAGGGTGGATTTTATCACGCCCTGGCCGAATTCATCGTGGATCTCCCCATCTTCCCGTTCGCCTGCATCAAGGGCCCCACCGTCCGCATCGCCCCCGAGGTCAAGTGGAACAACGGGCAGCCGCTGGTGCGCCAGATCCCGAAAATGGTCTGGAGCCGGATATCCCCGTTCGATATCTGGTTTACGCCGGGCGTGGCGGACATCGCCAACGCCAACGTCATCGAGAAATCACGCCTCACCCGCGCCGAGCTCAACGACCTCCTCGACCTGCCCGGCTTCGACCAGGACGAGGTCCGTGCTGTCCTCGACGAATACGGCCGCGGCGGCCTCTACGACAACTGGGACACCACCGACGCCGAACGCTCCGTCCTGGAAAGCCGCGAGAACCCGGCCTGGAACCGCTCCGGCCTCATCACCCAGATGGAATTCCACGGCAACATCCAGGGCCGCCTCCTGCAGGACTACGGCATGCCCGGCATCGCCGACGAATTGCGCGACTACCACGTCGACGCCTACGTCATCGGCAGCCACATCATCAAGGCCAACCTCTCCCCCTCGCCGCGAGCAAGGCATTCCTATTACATAACCAGCTTCGAGAAAGTCCCCGGCACCCCCGTCGGCAACGGCCTCGTCGACATGATCGCCGATCTACAAGACGTTGCTAACGCCACGCTGCGCTCGCTGGTCAACAATCTCTCCATTTCCTCCGGACCGATGGTGGTCATAAATGACGATCGCGTCCGGCCCGAGGATAATGTTGAGGAACTGTATCCTTGGAAGAGATTTCACGCGTCCTCCGACCCAGTTGGCAACAACTCGAAACCTCCCGTTGAATTTTTCCAACCGCAGAGCAATTCGCAAGACCTGCTGACCGTGTTCAGGGCCTTTGTCGATCTAGCGGACGACATCTCAGCAATCCCCAAATACATCGGCGGCCAGCCCGGTGGCGGCGCAGGACGCACCGCATCCGGTTTGGCCATGCTCATGAACAATGCGAGCAAAGTGCTTCAAACCGTTGCAGCGAACTTAGACCGCGAGCTGTTCGAGCCTGCGCTACAACAGCTTGTAGACTTGGTGTTGCTCAGTGATACGACCGGGCTTTTGACAGGCGAGGAAAATGTTTCGGTGCAAGGAGTGAGCGTTGCTATTCAGCGTGAAACCCAACGACAGCGTCAGGTTGAGTTTCTTCAAAGCACGGCGAATCCAATTGATATGGGGATCATCGGAATCAAGGGCCGTGGCGCGGTGCTTCGCAGCGTCGCTCAGACCATCGGGCTCGACGGCGACGAAATCGTACCGTCCGACGACGATCTCGAAAAACTCCAGCAACAGCAGCAAGGCGGCGGCGAGCAGCAGGCGCTCGCCCAGAAGGTCGAGGCCGGCGTGCAGCAAGGCGTGCAAATGGGCGTCCAGAAAATCGCCTCCGACTTGACCGCCGGGCTCCTGGCAAGCCAAGCCGGCGTCCCGGCCGGCCAGCGCGGCATCCTTCCAGCCCTGACCGGTGGCGCGCCGTTGGGTCCGCTCGGCGCTCCCGGGTCTGGCGCTCTGGGCGGCGGCATGGACCAGATGGCGCGGGCGGCCCAGGGCAACCAGCCGTCACCATTGTCGCAAGGCAATACCATGCCGACTAGTCTGGTTGGAAATCAGCCCGCGCCTCCAGGCCCTGGCGCGCGACCGCCGGTGCCGATGGGAGGGCCACCGGGGTGATGCTCATGGCAACGCAGGCCCGTGAACCCGATCCGCGCAGGTGGGTTATCCACCGCAACAGCCGGGGTTCGCCGTGCTGGTACCAGCGTTGGTTGGAAGCGTGGTGGATCGTTACCGGGCGCTGGTCGCTGCATCGCGCTTGGCAGGATGGCCTCGATCACGGCACCGCAATGGAGTATCAGCGCACAGTCGTGATGAAGGGGCGCTAACCGTTCAACCAGAGAGGAGTACGTCCGATGCCGTCCTATGAGGTTAAATCCCGTGTTACCCACGCCGCCACCGTCGAGACCATCGAGGCGCTGCACCGCGAGGATGCGGTTCATCAGGTCGTGGCCAACGCCACCGCTACTCCCGGCGACGAGATCGACGTTTTGACCGTCACCGAGCTGCCCGGCACGTCCGGCGGCGGCGAGGGCGCGACCGGCGCCACCGGCGGCATGTTCGGTGTGGGTGAAACCAGGTCGACCAAGGCGCAGCTCAACGACATGACCAAGGAGGAGCTGCTGAGCGTGGCTGCCAGCGAGGGTGCCGAGGTCAGCGAGCATTGGAACAAGGGCGATATCATCGACGCCATCGTCAAGCATCGCAAGCGCGCGTGAAGCTGGGGTGGAACTGCATACTGCGTAACGAGGCAGCGATTATATCGCGCTGCCTCGACAGCATCATTCCGCACGTCGACTACGGCATTGTGGTCGACACCGGCTCGACCGACTCGACCGTCGCCATGGTGCGCGCGGCGTTCGAAAAAGCCAGCAAGCCGCTGGAGCTCGGTGCAGCCGAATTCGTCAACTTCTCGGATGCCCGTAACCTTGCGCTGCTGGCTGCGCGTGCGAGCCATCTGCCGTGGGACTACTTGGTGCTCTCGGACGCCGACATGGCCCTGGTCGTCGACGATCCCGACTGGAAGCGGCAGCTCAACGGCGGTCTTGCCTACGACGTGCGGCAGGTGGCCGGAACACTGAACTACTGGAACCGGCGCATACTGAGCCGCAATGCTACCGGTGACTATAAGTGCCCCACGCACGAATTTTTAGATGTGCCAACGGCGGGCAACTTGGACGGCATCTGGTTCCAGGACTTTGCAGATGGGTCTAACAGGCCGGAGAAGTTCGAGCGGGATATCAATCTGCTCGAAGAGATGCTGAAGACCGAGACCAACGAAGGCTTGATCCAGCGGGCTCACTTCTATCTCGGGCAATCATACTTTGATAAGCGCGATTGGGCCAAGGCTGCGGAGCACTACAAGATCCGCGCCGGGCTCGGTGGCTTCGCCGAAGAACGCTGGAACGCCCAGCTTCATTACGCGCATTGTTTAGAGAATTCCGGCGACAGACCGGGCTTCGTCTGGGAGATGCTGCGCGCCTACGAGCTGCGGCCACACCGGGCCGAGACGCTGTACGACCTGGCCAGATATTTCCGCGAGCGCGGAGAAAACCACTCTAGCCTACTGTTTTCCGAGGCCGGCATGGATCCGCAGCCGCACGCCGACCAGCTGTTCGTGAACAAATACGCCGCCAGCACCGGCATACGCGAGGATTTCGCGATCTGCGCCTATTACGCAGGCGGTAAAATCCGCGACCGCGGCGCGCAGGTCTGCAACGAACTGGCGCTCGAAGGCAGCGAGCAGGCCCGCGGCAATATGTTCTGGTACCTGCGGCCGTTGGCCGAGCATGTGCCGTCGTTCAAGCCTACATGGTTGAAATTTGATCTGGACGACGGCTGGGCCGCCACCAACCCGTCGGTCATCAACTATCAGGGAAGGCCTATCCTTGTTTTACGTACCGTCAACTACACGATCACGACGGAGGGGGTCTATGCGATCCGGGGGAAGGATAGCTCTCTGAGTGCCGACTGGAACGTCAATTTCATTCATACGCGTAATTATCTGGTGCGCGACCTGGATGCCGCCACAGCCGACGAGCTGCCATTACCGGAGAATTGGCCGGAACCGAAGTTTCATCCGGTACGCGGTCTGGAAGATAGCCGGTTGTTCGAATGGCAGGGCACCCTGTGGACGATCTCAAACGTGCGCGAGCTCAACGCGGAAGGCTGGTGCGAGCAAATCCTGGTCCCGCTCAATGCGCGCGGCCAGCCTTGGATGCGGATTTTGCCCAAGAAGCGCTACCACGAGAAAAACTGGCAGCCCTGGGTGAAGAACAACGAGTTGCGGTTCGTCTACCGGCAGGGGACCCTGGTCGACGACGATGGTAATGTGGTTTTCGAAAGTGATTCCGGTTTCGATGCCAGCCAGATCAGCGGCGGCTCGCAGGTTATAGAAGCTGACGGTGTGTACTTATCGCTAGTGCATGAGGCGCGCACGATCCCAGGGCGGCCGAACCGCTATTATGCACATAGGTTCGTACGCTACGCCGTTGACGGAGCGGTTACCGGCATGTCCATGCCGTTCTATTTCCATGACAAGCAGATCGAATTCGCCGCCGGCCTGGCGTACTTTCCCGAGCGGCGGCAGCTGATGGCAAGCTACGGCGTGCGGGATTGCGAGGCGTGGGTGGCGAGGATGGATCTAGATGACGTGCTGCGGTTCATCGAGGAGCCGCGATGATCCTATGCAAAGATTTCTTTGAGACGCGCGACCTCGGCTTTCGGCACGCGGGTGATGCGGCCGAACTTGATGGTGCGCACCTGATTCATCTCGATCGCGTCGCGCATGGTTTTGTACGAGACGCCGATTTCCTCGGCCGCGCCGGGGATGGAGAAAGCGGCGCCAGTGCGCCGCCGCTTTTTCGGTTTGGACGCAGAATCGCTCATAGGCTCACCGCCCTAAAAGATGATCTATCTCCAGCATGATACGGAAAATACTGGTGTCAACGCCTATCTGAGGCAAAACGATGGTTGCCGCCATTGACACGGGAAGACAGCGGCGATGAAGGGCAACATCGGATGCGTGATGTGCTGTTATTTTCCGATATCCGATGAATACAGTGTGCTCCGATGAGCGTGGTGGCCGTCACCGGCTTTATCCCAATCCCCGGCCATCCCCGCCCGGCGCAGGACTACGAAAGGCTCGGCGCGCAACTGGCCGCAGCCGACATCACCGCGCTCCTGCGCCTCGACACCGAGCTCGAGGCGTGCTGGCTCTACCGGCATCTGCAACGGCACGGGCCGGTGACCCACTCGACCGCCGACAACCCGGCCAAGAACTCGCTCGCGTACCACATCGTACAGGCGGAGAAGTCCGAGCTCATCGCGGACGCCGCCGAGCTGGTTCCCGGCGCTGACGTCATCGTCTGGATCGATCTCGGCATCTTCCACCTGCCGGGAATGACCGCCGGCGTGATCGAGGATTTCATGGCCCGCGCTGCGGCCGAAGAAGCCATCGCCATCCCGGGCTGCTGGGAGAGGAACTACCAATACGACGATCGCTACCCGATGTGGAGATTCTGCGGGGGCCTCCTGGTCGTGCCGCGCGAGCACGCCGCCGCGCTCGCCGCCGTGATGAGGGACGAGTGCAAGCGCCATCTGCGGGAGACAGGCAACCTGAGCTGGGAGGTGAACACCCTGGCGCGGGTGGAGCAGCGGTACCCCGATTTGCCGATCCGGTGGTATAAAGCCGATCATAATTCCAGTATGTTTACTAATTATCAGGCAACGGAGCACGCCGATGGCTGGAAAGCGCAAGGGTTACGAGGGGTCCAAGGCTGACCTGGCCGAGGACAAGCGCGGCGCCAAGCGCAAGGGCATGTCGCTCAAGAACTACGAGACTTCCGCACAGGACAAGGCCGAGGACAAGCGCGGCCAGGCCAAGCTGGGTCGCAAGAAGTGAGCCATGATGACGAGCGTCCGCTCATGGTTCGCAGACAACCAGGCGCTGGTTTATTTCCTGGTGGCGCAGGGCATCGCGATCGGCGCTGCGGTCCTGTCGATCACGGCCTACATGGTCAAGCTGGAGACGCGGGTGAGCACGCTGGAGATTCGCGGTTCGCCGCACTTGGTGACGGTCGATAGCCGGTTGACGGTATTGGAGAGTCAGACCAAGGCTAACAAGGGAAGCATCGATAGGATCGTTGACGTGATGACCAAGAGGTTGAACATCAATCCATGAACGAGGATCGCAGCCTGAGTTCTGCGGGTGCTAATTTAATCAAGCACTACGAAGGCTGTTTGAAGAAAGTTGGCGATTATTATCAACCGTACCATTGCCCTGCTGGAGTTCTCACGATTTGTTGGGGCCATACTCATCATCACGGGAGAGAGTTCAATGCCGACTCTCGATGGACGATGGAAGAGTGCGATCAAGCGTTTCTGGAAGACATGGGGACGTTTGAGCGAGCTGTACGTAAACTTGTCAAAGTGCCTCTCGAGCCATGGCAGTTCGACGCCCTCGTCTCCTTCTGCTACAACTGCGGAGAAGGAAATCTCGCCAAAAGCACTCTCCTCAAAAAAGTAAACGCAGGCGACTTCGAGGGTGCCGCCCTCGAGTTCCACAAATGGAACAAGGGCGGCGGCAAGGTGCTGGCTGGTTTGACGCGGCGGCGGGCCAGCGAGGCGCTGCTGTTCCAGAACATCGTCGACGCGGACTACGACGGCAAGCCGGACAAGGTCATTCGGCCGATACCGGAACCGATGCCGCAGGAGGTCGACAGTCCCGATGACTAGGCGGTAAGGTGAAGTGTTACCCCCCATGACTTGGCCCCGCCTTGCGGGGCTTTTTTTATTTCTTCAGCTTGTCGTTCAGCAATCCCTTCCGCGTAGCGATGACGGCGGCGTTGGTGCGGTTGGTGGCGCCGAGATGGGCCTTAATGCGCTCGATATGATCGAGGACCGTGGTTGTGGACACGCCGAGCTCGCGAGCGATGGCCTTGGCCGTTTTACCGTCCGCGATGAGGCGCAAGATATGCTTTTGGCGCTCGGTCAGCGTCATCGAAGGAGGGCGTGCGCGCTTTGGTCTATGGGGCATTTCAACCCCATGGTAGTGCTGGACCATTCGAGTATGCGCCCCTAACAAATTAGGGGTCAATTTAACGTGAAATTCGCGAAAGGGGATCATAATTGACACAACCCATGGATGGCGGGCGCTGGGCGAGCCGCTAGCAGCGGGGGCTATAAGTGGAAATGGGAGTCATATAGCTACAAGTTTTGGTGGCAATGAGTGTCATCCTGGCCTCAATATTGGTCGGGGCGGTAACGACGGCCGGGAGAAAAATACCGGGGATCAATCACACACTTCTTAGATCAAAAGGAGCGACGGTGATGGACCAGGTTATTAGCAAAAGAGATGCGGTCATAGGCAAGCGGATCGCGCAGATCCGCGAGCATCGTCTGATGACGCAGGCGGCGCTCGGCGAGGCACTCGGCGTCAGCAAGCACGCCATCTACCGTTTTGAGAACGGCCACCGGCGGATCACCGTCAAGGTGCTCGAGCATATGGCGCGCGCGCTGCACTGCAAAGTGAATGATCTGCGGATGGACCCGGCGGAGGCTGGCCCGCCGCGCGTGCGGGCCGCGCCCATACCGCGCATCCGGCCGAAGTCGGGGTCGCGGATGTCATCGCGGTGGCCGGTCCTGGCCGAGAACGAGGAAACTTAAATGATGCTGGTCAAAATGCTGGAAATTCGGGACGCCG